GCGACATTTATTGCGATGCAGCAGAGCCGAAAAGCATAGCCGATCTACGCGACCACGGCTTAAAGCAGGCCAGAGCTTGCCACAAAGAGCCGGGATGCGTGGCGTATCGTGTTAAGTGGCTGCAACACCGGCGCATTGTGGTTGACCCTGCAAGGACACCAAACGCGGCGCGGGAGTTTGCAAACTACGAATACGAAAAGGACAAAGACGGCAATATGCTTTCCTCTCTCCCCGACAGGGACAACCACAGTATAGACAGCCTCGCTTATGCGTTAGACCGTGAGATTTACCGCAAGCGAGGGCAGAGCGCTTAAAGAAAGGAGAAAGTCATGGGCTATATGCGTATCAAATGCCGCTATTGCGGCGGCTCATGGGAAGTGTACGGGCGAAGCGTCACAAATGGGGACTATGCCCGCACTTGCCCGCATTGCTTCAAGGCCATTGAAAGGCAGACATGGGAAAAGCAGATCATTCCGGCGTTTCATGCGCTGGACGATGCAAACCGCGAGCTTGTAAAGGACAGCAGCGGCTACCATACCCCGCTTTTTGAGGTCAGCTATGAGGCCGACAGCGTATTCCGCAACGGCTATGAAAACTGTCCGAATTTGGACTGAAAGGAAGCACATGGACATTTTGAAGGAATACCCCCTAATTGACGAGCACGGCAAAAGATACCGCGAGTTCGGGCACGGATGCCGAGAGTATGCGCCGACCCTTGTAACCTCTGCGGGCGAAGTGCCGATGGGAACAGTCATTTATAAGAAGATGCAGGAAGAGCCAACCGCACAAAGAAAAGATTGCCCCTTTCAGGGCGGCCTATATCCCCGCTGCACAGAGGATTGCAGCTTTTACGCAAACAGCAAGTGCAAGCCGGGAATAGCACAGGCGGGCAAGCGTTGCCCTCTCCCCGCGCATTTGACTTGCGGCGATAGCTGCATGATGTATAAAGACGGGCGCTGCACCCTCTTCGCAGCAGAAAGGAAAAAGAAATGAGTTATTTAAGATCGTTCACAGGAAGCAAACAGGATATGGCGCGAGTTTTGAAAATCGAGCGAATGATCCGCGATTTGACTAACATCAACGCTATCCGCGAGATTGAGCAATTCATGGGTGAAAATCGCGAGCTTATCGCAAGAAACAGCGAGGGCGCAAACGCAAACAACCGAGACAGTAAAAACCGCGAGTATTACGCAGTTTTCAGAGAAATCACAGGAACGGAGGATACCAATGTTTACTAAATACAACCACTTTGCAAAAGACCTTGACGCCGCTTTCAAGGCGGCTCGGGACGAATACGCCGCCGCGTATAACGCAGTAGAGCAGGCACGAAAGGCCATGCAGGACGCAGGCCCGGACGCGCTGAAAAGGCAGATTGCTACGCTTCAGCTCCAAGAGGCGGAAAACAGCCTGCGCAAAGAAGCGGCGCGCATCTGGACGGAGTTTGACGCAAAGGCCGCAGACCTCCGCCGCGCATTGGAAAAGGAAGTGCAGACAAGCAACCTTGCTGATCCTTCCGCCATTGACAGAAACGCCGTGGAGCTGATGAAAACCGGCGTTCTGACGGTGGATGATTATTTCGGCTTTGCGGACAGATACGACGGAAACCCGACCATGCTAAAGCTGATCGGTCACTATGCAAAGGAAGCAGCAGACAGCACCGACGACCGAAAAGACAGGGTTGCTTTAACCGTTCTCGCACAGGATTGCGCCAAAGGAACGGGAAAGACCTTAAAAGCGTGGGACAGTATGATGACCGCCGCCAACTATTGCAGCGGGCGCGGCGGCAACGGCAACCGGCGCACTACTCCCGGCGTAACGCTTAGCATGGGCGAATGGTGGGAGCAGCTTTCCGGCGAGATCATCGAAAACTTTTAAGGGGGGGCCACATGGTATTGATGCTTTGCGGAGCGGCTGTGTTTGCCGCCGGTACATTCTGCGGGGCCGTAATGGTTTCTATCGGGATCCAGCTTGAAAAGAGGCGAGCAAATGAAACACAAGGCAAAAAGTAAAGCTTGGGCGCGAAAGTATGTGAAAGTCATGGGCCGGAATGTATTGGCCGCGTTTGATATGGGCTATGAGGATGGAGCCGCCGGAAATCAGCGGCAGGCTCCTCCTTTCCCGGAAGAAATACAGCCGGGAACACCTGCTTATGGTGCGGTAGTTTTTGCGCAAACAATGTATGACAGAGGGTATACCTTCGGAAAGGAGATGACAAAATGAATTTACTTGACCTTGCCGTCAAAATCACGGTTGATGACAGCGGTGTTGACAGCGGCCTAAATAAAATAACGTCCTCGTTCGAAAAGGTCAAAAACAACGTCGGCTCTGTGATAAAGACGGCTTCAAAAATTGGCGCAGTTGTTACCACAGTCGGAACAGCGTTAACCGCGGTCGGTGTAGATACCGCCGCTGAGGTGAGGGCAGAGGCAAGCGCGTTTGAACAGACCTTCGGTGATATGCAGGACACCGCTACAAAGGCAATTGGGCGCGTAGCTGATGAATCCGGCATCTTGCAGACGCGCTTGAACTCACTTGGCAGTAAAATTTATGCGTTTGCTCGCTCTTCCGGCGGTGATGCGACCGAAAGCATGAATCTGATGGAGCGCGCATTGAAAGCGGCGGCAGACAGCGCGGCCTATTATGATACCAGTGTTGAGCAGGCCACAGAAACGTTGCAGTCCTTTTTGAAAGGCAACTTCGCCAACGACGCAGCCCTCGGACTTTCGGCCACGGAGACCACACGAAACGTGGCCGCTATGGAGCTGTTCGGTCAGAAGTATAACGACCTTTCGGAGATTCAGAAGCAGGAAACGCTTCTGAAAATGGTGGAGGATTCGCAAAAACTATCCGGCGCACTGGGGCAAGCTTCACGCGAGGCTGACGGTTGGGAAAACGTTCTCGGCAACCTAAAAGAATCGTGGAGACAGCTAAAAGCCGCATTCGGTGAGCCTATTCTGGATTCTGTAACGCCGATGCTGCAAAGCGCAACGGCGGCAGTGCAGGATTTTACGGGAAAAGTGGATTGGGAGAAAGTAGCAAATGTCATTACGACGGGGTTTGATTCCGCTGTAGACGCTTGCAAGACTTTGATGGACACGCTCAATCAGATCATCCCTGTTGTCGGGGTCGCTGCCGGCGCCTTTGCCTCGCTCAAGGCTGGAATGGCGATTCAACATCTTGTCCAGGGCTTTCAAAATGCACAGGTTGCCATTTCGCTCCTGACTATGGGGCTGAATAATACGACACTTGCACAGGCCGCATTAAACGGGACGATGACTGTCGGCGAGACGATCGTAGCGCTGCTCACAGGGAAAATGACCTTAGCGCAGCTCGCGCAGGCTGCTATGACAAAAGGGCAGCTTGCCTTGAACACCGCGTTAAGCGCAAATCCCATCGGGGCAGTCATTGCCGTTGTTGGAGCGCTGACGGCGGCGGTCGTTGTGCTATGGAACACAAATGATGATTTTCGCAATGCGATCATTTCTGCATGGGGAAAGATCACGGAGACGATCTCCGGCGCAGTATCAGCAATCAAAACTTTCTTCACTGTAACAATTCCCGATGCAGCAAAAACGGCAGTCAAGTGGTTTCAGAGTATCCCTGAACAGATGCGGGAGGTCGGCAGAAACCTTTTAACGGGGCTTTGGAATGGCATCTCCGATAAAGTCGCATGGCTCAAGCAACAGGTTTCCGGCATTGTGGATAGGATCAAGAGTTGGTTTACTGGCAAGAACGGCTTTGATGAGCACAGCCCGTCGAAATGGTCGAACGGTGTCGCCAAGTATGTTATGCAGGGCATGGCCGACGGATTTGAAAACGGTCTTCCGTCGCTGATGGACAGTGTAGGCGGTGTCACAGACCGCATCAAAAACGGCCTTGACTTTGGCACAGCGAGAATTGACTATGCGGCATCTGCGACCGGCAGCCTTGCAAGAGCTGCAAACCGCAGCAATAACGACGAAATGCGGCCCATCGTCATTGACTTTACCGCACAGCTTGACGGAAAGACGTTAGTTCGTCAAATGGTGCCCATCATGCGCAATGAGGTGCGCTCTGCCGGTGCAGCAATTATCTAAAAACGAGACGGCACAGGATCGTCTTCCCATTGAGCCTTTGCAAAGTCCTGCCCGAAGTACAGCGGCAGGCAGCGCCCTAAAGAACCAGGGCGCGAGAAGTATTATTTATCTCAGCACATAGTAAAGCCCACAGGAACGTTCCTGTGGGCTTTCTGCGTTATATGAGGGAATCTATCGGCAAACGGTTGACCGTTAAGCATTTGACAACAGTCTGTTTGCAGTCCGATAAAGGACAGGTGAAGCAGCTTTCGCTGTACTCACACACTGTATTCTTTGCTACTCTTCGGCGGACTCTACGGTACACTTTGGCGCGCATACCTGGGAAAGCGGCGTGTTGATCAGATCATGTGCTCGAATGCACTCATCTGTGCTCATTCGGGAGCACCTTCTTTCCGAAAAGCTCGCGTTCGCGCTCGACGGTCATAGTTGCGCCAATGAGCAGAACCTTTCCGACCGGCGTTTGCACGACAGGATAGAATCTATCGTTATCGTTCATAGTGTGGCCTCCATGCTCTGCATCAGCTCTTTGACGGATACGCCGGACAGATCAGCGACAAAGGAAAAGCGCGTGCCGCGTTGACGGTATGCAGCCCCGCAGCACGGTCAAATAAACACCGTGGCCGCACTTATCATCGGCGTCGTGCAGCGGGCGCAGTAAAGGAGCTTCATGCTTTACCTCCTGCGGCTCTGCGCTTTCTCCGGGGCGCGGCCTTTTCTGCTCTGCGGCCTTCCGCAAACCCGTAATCATACCCGGACATAAAGCAGCTATAGCCTTCCCCGCGAAAATACTTTTTAGCCGCAAAAGCATAGTTATATTTTGGCGCGTAGTAATTTTCGAGAGGATCATACGGAAATTTTTCTTCAAACTCGCGCCAGTCTTTCAAGTCAACCTTTTCTTCTGCGTCTAAGCTGCGGACAATACCAATAACGACGCCGGTTACACGCAATTCATCCAAAGGGACTGTTTCATTTTCTTCTCCGTCTGTGGGATCGCATACAAGGACGGTTTGCCCCTCGATAAAAAGGCGCTGGTATAAGTCTTTCTTTGCTTTGGGGGAGTACATAAGGCAAATACGCCCGTTATAATCTTTACTTTCGGTGTCAATCAAGCAAACATCGCCATCCATGAGAACGGAAAGCTCCGGCCCTTTGCGCCCGTTTACAATGCCGGTTCCGTCTGCTTGGCCGATGATTTTAAACAGTCTCTTCACGGAATTTTTCATAAATAAGAAACTCATTCTGTTTTTCCTCCTTGATTTTCGAGAGATGAGCAAAACGGACGGAAAAAACTGCCCGCAAACAGGCAAATGGGAATCGAAAGAGCTTGGGGCATCTCAAGGGCGCAAAAACCATAGCGCAGTAACTCCCGCGCCTGCAAAAGGTATGGAAAAGACAGATTAGGCGGAACGCCGAAGCTGTTTGGCAGAACGGTAGGAGTGAGAGCCGTGCAGAACGGCGGCCAGCGCAACCGCTAAAGCGGAGATGTGGGCCAGCGTATTGAGGTTTGCCGCGCTGGTTCCGTTACGCACCCACAGCCGTTCCTGGCCTGTGGATTTGAAACGGGAATTGTAACGCTCACACTCTGTACGCAAGGCGTATGTCCTCTTGAAACAGAGGCAGCTGCGGTCAATGGAAAGTCTGTAGTCATCGGGAACGGTCTTATATTTCGTGCAGCCCCGGTTTTTCTTCCCATTGTTCCAGTTTTTGTGGTTGCAGGGGCAAACACCAGTCTTAGACTGGCGGAACGGGCAGCAGTATTTCTGGCGGGTACGCCCATTGTCGGTGGTTTTGCCGTCCTTGTGCATGGCGAACCCGGCCTCGCA